GGTTTTGATATTGTTGTTATAAATAGGATGCTCAACATAGAACCAGAGCAGATAGAGAATTGGAAAGCTAAATACAATTTTAAATTAGTAGTAGATAATGACGACTACTGGAAGTTAGATGCTACTCACGTTCTTTATCAAAGATACATGAGTGGAGATATAGCTAATAAAATAACAAACTATCTAAGATTAGGAGATATAGCAACTGTAACTCATGAAAGATTAGCGGAGGAAGTTTATAGCTATAATAAAAACGTTCACATTATCCCTAATGGTTTACCTTACGGAGATGAACAATACCTAGATAAAAAGATTCCTAGTGATATTGTTAGGTTGTTTTGGTCTGGTTCAGATACTCACCAGCACGATTTAAAAATATTAAAAGAACCTGTTAAAAGATTTAACAACTTACCTGTCAAGATGGTAATGGCTGGATATGTTGATAACCATGTATGGGACACAATGGCATATTATTTTTCTGCAGGAAGAAAACTAGATACTAAGATTTACCGCTATAACGATGTTACTAGATATATGGAGGCTTACGGAGATTCCGATATAAGCCTTATTCCGTTAGTTGATTCTAAGTTTAACGGAATGAAATCTAATTTAAAGATTTTAGAAACCGCAGCTAAAAGAAATCCTGCTATCGTTTCAGATGTTCATCCTTATAAGGATATGCCGGTTTTTTATGTGAAAAAGCAAACAGATTGGTTTAAATGGGTTAAACTTTTAGCTAAAGACAAATGGCTAAGAGAAGAATCTGGAAAGGAACTATACCAGTATTGTTATGACAATTTTAACCTAAGTGTGATAAATCAACAAAGGGAAAGCATTTATAAGCAGTTATGCCAGTCATTAAATGCTCAAACTCAAAGTACAGAATAGGTAGCGGTTCGTGTATATACGAAACCGAAGAAGCAGCACATAGAGCATGGGCAGCTATTAGAGTAGCAATGGCTGATAGTTATAACGACTATCCACAAGCAGCAGTAAACGCAGCAAAAAGAGCAATATCTTGGGCAGAAAAAAACGGATGGGGTTCTTGCCTTACTCAAACTGGAAAAGCCAGAGCCTATCAATTAGCAAATAAAGAAAACATTACGAGAGAAACGATTAGCAGGATGGCAAGTTTTGCTAGGCATCTTCAATACAAAGATGTTCCATATTCAAAAGGATGCGGAGGTTTAGCAGTTGACGCTTGGGGGGGACAGGCAGGAATTGAATGGGCACAAAGAAAATTAAAAGAATTAAAAGGTGAGTAGATTAGAAGAACTAGGGATAAACTTAGGTTTGTCTGTGGCAGGTTTTTTTGGTTCGGTATTCTTTATAGAAAAAGGAAAAGACTTGCGAGAAACTTTAGTAGCTATGTGCGGAGGAGTTGCTTCTGCTAATTACTTAACACCTGTAGTTAGTGACTGGTTTGGAATAGATAAGATTAACCATCAATTTTCTGTAGCCTTTATTTTAGGCTTCATGGGATTAAAGGGAGTTGAAAGAATGGCTCATAAATTTTTTAACCAAAAATCAAAATAATGAAAGAGTACTTTCAGAACATCAAAACAACCCTATTCGGTGCGATTGCAGGACTTCCTTTGCTTTTAGAAGGTATTGCATCAAAGAACTGGGAGAAAGCCTTAGAAGGTCTAGGAATCCTTTTAATAGGAATTTTCGCTAAGGATGCCAAGTGATAAAATCACAATAGAACGAATAGCATTGCTTCACCCTAAATTAAGGGGTGAGGCTTTAGCTATTTATGAGGAAATTTGCGAATCTTTAACAAATAGTGTTTGCAGGTTTTCTTACACGTTTAGAACATTTGCAGAGCAGGATAAACTATTTGCACAAGGTAGGATTACAAAAGGTGCAAAAGTAACTAACGCAAGGGGTGGGCATTCTTACCATAACTACGGATTAGCTTTAGATATAGTACTACTATTAGATAGAGATAAAAACGGATTATACGAAACTGCTATCTGGGATGTAAAAGGCGATTTTGATAAGGATGGTAAAGCAGACTGGATAGAGGTGGTTAATATATTTAAGCAATTTGGTTGGGAGTGGGGAGGTGATTGGAGGTTCGTAGATAACCCACATTTTCAAAAAACATTCGGGTATTCAGTTAGGCAATTACTTGATTTACATACAAGGGGCAAAGTAGATAAGAACGGATATGTTCTAATATGAAAGGAAAAATAGTTAAGGATTATCTTGCTATGTACCCAAACATGAAATGTTATACTCTAGCAAAAAAGATATTTTTAGAGAATGTAGGTATATTTAAAAATATAGAAAATGCTCGACAAATAGTAAGACATTATAAAGGATTAAAAGGAGAAACAAACAGAAAGGTTCTAAAAGATAGAACACACCAAGTACCTTTAACCTACGACACTACAAATACCAAAATGGAAAAAATTAACACTAGTGCTAAGGTTCTTATTTTGGATATAGAAACTGCTCCTATTAGTGCATACGTTTGGGGTATATGGAATCAAAATATAGGAACGCATCAGATACAATCGGATTGGTTTTGCTTGACTTGGGCTGCTAAGTGGTTATTTCAAGACAAAGTATATTCTGGTAAACTTAAACCTAAAGAGGTAACAACCCAAGACGATAAACGAATAATAGAAGGAATCTGGAGGCTAGTTAACGAGGCTGATATAGTCATAGCACATAACGGGGAAAAATTTGATATGCCGAAATTAAACTCTAGATTCATCATTAACGGATTAAATCCTCCATTACCATATCAACAAATAGATACTCTAAAACATATTAGGAGGCAGTTCGGGTTTACTAGTAATAAGCTAGACTATGTAAACAAACTTTTAAACTTAGAAAGAAAAAAAGAAACTAACTTTGAATTGTGGGAAAGATGTATGAAAGGTAATGCAACTGCATTGTCTGAAATGGAGGCTTATAATGTTCAAGATGTTCGTATCTTAGAAGAAACCTACTTACTAATAAGAGCATGGATTAAACCACATCCGAACATGGGATTGTTTATTCTAGACGAGAAAGAACACAGATGCCCTAATTGTGGAAGTGCAAAACTAACCGAGCAGGGCAAAAACTATAATACTACTGCTAATGTTTATACTTTGATGAGATGTGATAATTGTGGAGCAGCAAGTAGAAAAAGACTAGGTACAGCAACAATGAATGAAAAAAGACATTTACTAATATCAACTGCTAAATAATGTTACCTAAAAAATTTAACAAAATGAGTATAGAAGAACAAGAGATTTATTTAACTAATAAATTAAGTGATTTATACAAGACAGAAAAATACTTACGCAAAGCGTTAGCATCTGTAAGAAATAAAGTTAAAGTAGAGGTAAGTGAAGAAGAAAGACCAGACTTAGCAATTTTAAAGAGTGAGGATTAAAGTAAAATATAAAGATTTGCGTAAAGACCGAGTATGGGGATTTGCTGATTCAGTCGGAGTGATTGAGTTAGATAAATCTTTAAAGGGAAAGAAGCACCTTGAGATACTTCTACATGAAGTTTTGCACCTACTTCTTCCCGAAGCAGAAGAAGAAGAAATAGTAAAAAAAAGTGTAACTTTGTGTAATACACTTTGGCACGAAAAGTATAGAAGGGTAGACGATAAAGAAGGGATGCCATTACAAGATGGTTCACTATGAGAAAACACACTAAGATATATTTTGACTATTTCGGTTATACAGGGCAGGAGTTTATAGCTTGTGAAGTTTGCGGTAAGCGTGGAGTTGATATTCACCACATAGATTGCAGAGGTATGGGAGGAAGTAAAGAAAAAGATAAGATAGAAAACTTAATGTCTGTTTGTAGGGAGTGCCATATAAAATACGGAGATAAAAAAGAGTACATGGATTTCCTAAAAGAAAAGCATTCTGAATTTATGTATAACTATGGTAAGTTCTACTAATTATATACATCCTACGGCTATCATTTATCCTAACGTTGTGCTAGGATATGGTAACTATATTGGTGCTTATTGTATCATTGGTAGTCCTGCCGAACATAAGATTAACTGGGGTAAAACTAATGATATAGTTGTTATAGGTGATAATAATGTAATCACAGGACTAGTAACTATTGATGGAGGGATGGAAAATATTACCTACATAGGAAATAGAAATTTTTTTATGAAGGGAGTACACATCGGGCACGATTGCCATGTTTGGGATGATGTTACCATAAGTTGCGGTGCAAAGGTTGGAGGGCATACCTACATAATGGAAAAAGTAAACATAGGACTAAACGCAGTAATACATCAAAGGCAAACAATAGCAGAGGGGTGTATGATTGGTATGGGTTCTGTAATAACCAGAAAGCTAATAACTAAACCTTATTCTAAATACGCTGGTAACCCAGCTAAATATATTGGAAGTAATGAAGGCAGCAATAGTCCTACTAGATTATCTTAGGCATCAACATACTGCACAAGCGGTAGCTAGTTTTCCATTAGGAAACTATCCTTATGATATGTTTACCATTGATAAGAAAGGAATAGCTGCAGCATTAAACGAGGGAATAAGAAAGACTAAAGACTATGACATTGTAGCTTTCTGTGGGAATGATATAGTAATGCCTAACAACTGGTTGCTAATAGCAGTAGAACATATACAAGCAATACCAGAAACGGGAATGTGCGGAATTTATTGTGTGGAAACATTACCTAAGACAGAAGTAATAAACGGAATTGAAGTGCATCCTACTTGGGCAACTTTCGGAAATGTTATAATACCTAGAAAAGCAATAGACACAGTAGGTTATTTTAACGAAGCGTATGACCCATACGGGATGCAGGATAGCGATTACGGACTAAGATTAACCCAACTAGGATTTAAAAGTTACTATATAAAAGGTTTACAGAGTTCTCATATAGGGCATGATGTAGGAGAGCAGACAGATTATAGAAAGATGAAGGATGAAGGATTAAATAAGGCAGGTGCAATCTGGGAATACTATAACAAACTATATTCAGAAACCAACAATTATACAATTTTTTATGATGAAAGTATCAATTAAAGACATTAAGCCTAACCCAAATAACCCTAGACTTGTTAAAGATGATAAGTTTAAAAAGTTAGTAGAAAGTGTTAAAGGGTTTCCAGATATGCTAAATGTTAGACCTATTGTAGTTAACAAGGATATGATAGTTCTAGGTGGTAACATGAGGCTTAAAGCAATGAAGGAAGCAGGGTATAAAGAAGCTAACATAGAGATAGTAGATTGGACAGAGGAACAACAGAGAGAGTTTATAATTAAAGACAATGTAGGCTATGGAGAATGGGATTGGGAGTTAATAGCTAATGAATGGGATGAACAAGAATTAAATAATTGGGGTTTAGACATACCAAATTGGAAAATAGGGCATGAATTAAATGATATGAATGAAAATGAATTAAATATGAATCAAGAATTTGACCCTATAGGTATATCTAGTGGTGTAAGACGATTAATATTTTTATTTGATAATGATAATGATGCACAAGAATGGTTTAATAAAAATCATCCAAATTTAAAAATTGAAAAAACAGGTATTGCTTGGAGAGTTAATTTAAGTACAATTATACAATAAGATGAATAAATATCCAATATATATAATTTCTAAGGGTAGATATGAAAAAACATTAACTGCAAATATGTTTGAAAAAGCAAATGTAAATTATTTAATAGCAGTTGAACCACAGGAAGCAGATTTATATATAAATAAATTAGGTAAACATAGAGTTATAATATTACCATTTAGTAATTTAGGCTTAGGAAGTTATCCTGCAAGAAATTTTTGTTGGGAACATTCTAAAAATTTAGGATATAAATACCATTGGTTATTTGATGATAATATAAGAGATATTAGAAAATGGATTAATGGTCAAAGAAAAGTCATTACAAATTTATATGAATCATTAAATTATATAGAAAATTTTAGTTTAATGTATGACATAGATATCAATGGGTATGAATATTCTACTTTTGTAACAAAACCACCAAAAAGACCATTTAAAACCAATACTCATGTATATTCTGCAATGTTAATTAAAAATGATTTACCATATAGATGGAGATTAAAATATAATGAAGATGTAGATTTATGTTTACAAGTACTACATAATAATGGTAAAACAGCATCATGTGTATATTATACACAAGATAAAACAAGTACTACTGCTAAAATGAAAGGAGGAAACCAAGATGAATTATATAAAGGGAATGACCCTAAAAAAAAGTTATTAAAAGCTAAAATGTTAGAAGCTGTTTGGCCACAATATGCAAAAACAGTCATTAGATTTAATAGATATCATCACTTTGTAGACTGGAAAATATTTAGTAAAAAATCAACGAAATAACAACGATGGCAGGATATAAAGATATAGAACCAAGATGGAAAAAAGGAGAAAGCGGAAATCCTAATGGAAGACCTAGAAAATATATTAGTCTTTTAAAAGAACAAGGTTATAGATTATCCGAAATAAATGATACTATCCAGAACATGATGGCTATGGACTTAGAGGAACTAAAAGGAGTATTTGAGAATCCTAAAGCTACTATCCTAGAAAAGACAGTAGCTAACGCTATGAAGAAAAGCCTAGAGAAGGGCAGCCTTTACTCAATAGAAACTTTACTAACTAGGGTATATGGAAAACCTAAAGAGCAGATGGATATAAACACAGATAACAAAATAGAGATTGTGTTTGTAGATGGCAAAACCATTCTATGAGAATTGAAGTACCTAATGCCCATATTAACCAAAAAGCTATACTTGAAAGTCAAGCAAGGTTTAACGTGCTTATGTGCGGTAGAAGGTTTGGCAAGAGTGAACTATCACAAATAAAAATGATTAAGACTGCATCCTTCGGTGAGCAGATAGCCTACATAACACCTACATACAAACTAGCTAAAGTATTCTTTAACAAACTAGCAGCAGCATTACCTTTCCCGAATAACCAGAGTAACTTAACAATGCAGTTCCCAAATAAAGGAAGTGTAGAGTTCTTTACAGGGGAAAGGCTAGATAATCTGCGAGGTAGGAAATTTCATGGGGTTATTATAGATGAGGCTTCTTTTATACCTAACCTAGAAGATGGGTGGTTAAACTCAATAAGACCTACCTTAACGGACTACAAAGGCTGGGGGTGGTTCTTATCTACACCTAGAGGCAAAAACTTCTTTTATAGCCTTTATATGAAGCAGGAGGATGGGTGGCAGTCTTTTAAGTATACAACCTATGACAAT